ATGTAATTGATTACACTTTTCTTTAGATAAATGCGTACTTATTGTAGTTCCTATTCAGCTCAAAGTAAGCTCGCATCATTATAGCATCAGCAATATCGGGGCTAATCCCTCCGGTGCGCTGGCTAATTGTATCTTTAGATGTTACTCGCAGCTTTCCTTCCTTATCAGGATCTACTCTTCTAATCAATTCTAACTCTTTGCAGATATCCTCTTGCCATTTAACCGGAAAGGTAATCTCATTCTTATCTATGAGCTCACCTAATCTAAAGTAACAGTCTGCTTTTAGATTCATGTACTGAGCGCCTCTTACTGCTTTACTACCATTCATAAACTCTCTGCATCTAAGACTATCTACCAAGCCACCGCCTACGCCATCAGCATCAGCAAGCACGTTAGATAGCCTAACTGAGTATTGATTCATTAACCTTTGTATCTCTGCCTTAACTTCATCTTGTCTCTTTTGTCTAAGCACTACTATATCTATGCAACTGAGACCTTTCCATACACACAGCACAGTTCTATCTTTACCAAGCCGAGCTATATCCGCAGTGATGTATCCCTCTCCTACATTCATGGGCTCTCTAAAGCAGCGCATCAGCTCATCATAAAGATACAGTCTATCAGAGCTGTTATCAAATTCCCAATCCCCCTCAAGCAGTCTCTTTCTATCCGCTTCAGGTAATCGGGTTAAGCTTGTTACATAAGCTTCCGGTAAGTGTATATTATCACCAGGTAGCGCCTGTACAAAAGCAAGATGTTCAGGTAGATTCTGATTTTTGTATGGTAGATAGAATTGATTATAGATCCACCCCTTAGATGGATTGCACGTGAGCAGAATTTTAGGAGTAAGGTTGTATTCATTCAGCTTGTACCTAATACGTGAGCAAACTATAGAATAAGCTTTCTCACTTATCTCTGTAGCTTCATCTAAAAATACATCTGTGAGCTCTAATCCCCCGAGGTCCTGAAAGTTTGGATCTGATGGGTAAAGAAACAAATCAGCTAAGATTATCTCAGAGCCATTGCTGAATTTAATAATATGTGATTGCTGATTATAGCTGAAGTCCTCCCCTGCCTTAAGGCCTATATCATTTGCTACCTGAAAAAATGTATTCATGGTAGTCTTTTTAAGAGTATCTAACTTAGCTCGCCCTATTAGAGATCGTGTACCCGGGTACTTTAATCGTCTGAGAATCTGCCACATACAGCCAAGCATAGTCTTACCTCCGCCTGCTGCTCCTCCATAGAGGATAGTTTCTACTTGTGAATCTGCTGATAAGAATTTAAGTGCCTCACTTTGCCTTGTAAGAGGCTTAAAATTGTAGTTTATTTGTCTCTCCATTGCACAAAAGTAGGCACAATAAGATGAGAATCTACAGGTGTACGTACTCTTTCCAAATCTAACTGTAACAAATAGGCACCCAATGGTTTAGGTGGGCGCATACGCTCTACGTGAAAGCCCATAAAGCCCTCATCATACTCTTCTTTATAGCTTGCTGTACGAATGTGATGCACATATCTCATATTGATTCTATAGCCACCTGTAGAGCTGTGAGATAACTCCTCTACCATATCTGCATGATGGTAAAGTTCATGCACGTGGCCAGTCCAAATGCAATCTGCTCCATCTATCATCACGCCCATTCTGTTATTCTGAATAACTCCCTTAGTAACTACCCCTCCTCCTCCTGATCCATGATAATACTTTGTCTTAAATACAAAAGTGCTTTTTTTAGAAGCTACTACTCTATGAATCCACCATCCACCATAGCCGCCTACCAAAACATTAGTACCTGCCTCTCTGTTTAATCCACTTACAAAGCGCTCTATTAAATCAGTCTCACAATTCTTTATTATAGCCGTCTCATGATTACCATATCCAACAAATATCATCAGGTGAGCGTATGGCTTAAACCAATCTATAGCAGTATTAACTAAGGCATCTAAGTAGTTAGCTACATTGTGCTCAGGTCTGATATCATTCTTATTGCGCCTTGGATCATACTTGCCCTGCATACAGCAAAACAAATCACCATTAACAGCAAAGTAAATATTTTCAGCTAAGCACTTATCTAAGTGAGCCTTTAAGAGCTTTCTATCGCAATGGGGGTTATCCCAATGCAGGTCGCTCATCATTAAAAATTTATCTCCACTTTTGCAAGTAGTGATTATGACATTTCTACCCTCTCGAGATGATGTAATCATTTGTGATTATGTTAGATTTTAACTCCTGAAAATGCTTCTTAAATTCGTTGTATGGCACATCTATTACTATTGCGCTATCTATCCCTTTCATCAGCGCTAATGTGCGCTGGCCTACGTAGTATGTGCCATCTGATCTAAACTCTACCTCAGCCTGAACTCCTACGCAGTTGCGAGCATCAAACATAAACGGAATATCCTCAGCATAAGCAGACTCCAAGCCTATATCTTCGCTGTAATTCCACTGAATAATAGTGCAGCTGCATAGCTCAGGCAGTAGCTTGGCATTTAAATCTATCGGCTCCTTCTTTTTTCTAAATAGATTCATGTATAAAGGTTAATAAAAAAGCCCAGCGTAGTGCTGAGCTCTTTAAGTTAGTTACTAACACCTATTTGTTAGTGGAAGAAATAGCTATTCTATTGCTTCGCCTATAGTAATTTGCTTAGTTTCATAGGCCCCTCGGTTATCTAATGGAATAAAGCCACTGCCGTTACCATGTACTACCTTCATGAAATCTACCTCTACCTTAGCACTGTTCACAATTACTTGTGCTATATCTGCTATAGTCTGAGCTTTATCCATTTCAATATCCCCATCTTTCAAAGCTTCAATTACTTCAAAGAGGTGATTTCTTAAATCTTCAATTTTGTTCCTTGCCATTTTCAATTTGTTTTTTTAGTTTTTTAAGTGTTTTCATAGCAAATCTTAGATCTGCCGGGTATCTAACTATGCTGTTCCTACGCATAGCATCAGCATAAGAGATACATTCAAGATTAGTCAGCTCGTGATTTAGCTGGTTGTTATCCTTAAATATAACTTTGTGCTTATGAGGTACTAAACCATGAGCAGCTTCCCATACTAAAACATGCACAGCTTTCCAAGTTTTAGGATTAGCGACCTTGCGCTCTAAGTACCCATCCTTAGTAATGCGCTCACTACCTATAGGTTTGTAATTGTGAGGTTTGCTACCTTTCTTAAACATTGTAGGAGCACATTTGTTATAGGTAGTAACAGCTACTTTCTTTCCCTTGTTAGCAGGCACATGGCCCTTAGCGTACCGGTGTAAATTACCTCCATCACGTAATGTTATAGAAGTCTTAGCCATAACTTTAGCATGATGCACCTTGCTCTTTTTAATGTCAAGAGCATAAGCTTTACCATACGTTCCGCTAATACTTCTATTTAAGGCCTTGGCTACATCTTCAGTAAAGTTATCAGGATAGTGATTAGCCAGGTAATCTATTTCCTCAGCAGTCCAATCCTTAGCCATTGTTCTGATCTAATAAGGAAGCTTCTAAATCAAAGTGCTGTCTAATAGCATTGCTCCGGCAAACTATAAGCCCATCACGTGCAGCTTTTATAGCTTCTATTCTTTGGTCTAAACTTCTAATCTGACTATCCAAAACAGCCGGATCATCATTAACCCAAAAACCATGAGAGCTGCTGCATATTGCATAGTTGCCCGTCTGCCTCATGTTACTAATAATTTTACGCACCTTTAGCTCTGTGCATTTTGGAGCATTGATAGTATTAGCAAAGTGCGTATTAACTATATCAGATAATACCTGTGCTGTTTTAGGCAGTGTACTGCTGCTTAATGCTGCAGCAATAATTTTACCTAACGCTTTATCTAAATCAGATAAAGGCTGTGTGTGTTGTTCAAAATTCTCAATCATAACTCTCCTTTGTTTATTTGGTTAATAATGTCTATGTATATTAATTTGCTCAGCTCTATCTTTTGGTAGCCATCAAATTCGGCCTGTGCAGATTCTCCTAAAATAACTTTGTTAGATGCTCTAAATTTAGCCTCTACTTTTTGCTTAGCAATATCTTCAAATCTTGCCCACACTTCGGAGGCCCACATAGATTTCTTATAGATGCCTTGCTTAAATAGGCGCTGGCAGTTGTAAGGTGCAGATATTTCTACCCAGGTCTCTTTGCCACTGTTCCATAAATCTACGTGAGTATGCAGCAAAGTAATCGGATCAGTAGCTTCAATATGTTTAGGCTCATTCTCAGGCACTATAAGCGCCTTATTAAGCTC